GGCGACCTCGAGCAGCTGAAGGCCGACGCCGCCCGCGCGAAGGAGCGCGAGGACGCCGACAAGTCCGAGCTCGAGCGCGCGACAGCCCGCGTCGCCGAGCTCGAGACCGCGCTCGCCGCGTCGAAGGACGAGACGAAGGCCGCGAACGGCCAGCTGCAGGACCTCCGGGTCGACGCCGCGATCCGCGGCGCGTTCCCCGAGGGCGTCGTCAGCCCCGACGACGCGCTTCACCTCTTCACCCAGCATCACCGCGAGCAGGTGACCGTCGGCGACGACGGCCAGGTCACCGTGCCCGAGGACGTCGTCAAGACGTTCTTCGAGGGCAAGCCGTTCCTCGTCGGAGCCCCCAGCACGCCGGCCCCGGGTCCGTCCCGGTCCGGCGGAGCGCAGCGGCAGAGCACGGTCGCGCCGGACCAGATTCCGGCCGGGACCGCGCGCCTCGCGCACGCCTATTCCCAGAACACCTGACCCAGGAGACACGACCACCATGGCCGTCACCCTCGCCCAGGCCGCGCTGCTGTCCCAGGACCAGCTCCAGCGCGGCGTCCTCGAAATCTTCGTGCAGGAGTCCCCGATCCTCGATCGGCTCCCCCTGCTCGACATCGAGGGCAACTCGTACGCCTACAACCAGGAGGCCACGCTCCCGGGCGTGGAGTTCCGCGCCGTCAACTCGAGCTACGCCGAGTCGACCGGCACCGTGAACCAGCAGTTCGAGAAGCTCGCGATCCTCGGCGGCGACGCCGACGTCGACACGTTCATCGTGCAGACGCGCGGCAACCTCAACGACCAGCGGGCCATCCAGACCCGCATGAAGGTCAAGGCCTCGGCCTACAAGTTCCACGCCGCGTTCTTCAACGGCGACGTCGCCGTCGACGCGAACAGCTTCGACGGCCTCAAGAAGCGCCTCACCGGCGCCCAGGTCATCGACGCCGCGACGAACGGCCTGCCGATCCTCGGGTCCAGCGACGCCGACCGCCACGCGTTCTTCGACAAGCTCGACGAGCTCATCGCGGCCTGCAACCCCGATGTCCTCTACATGAACAAGGCGGTCCGCGGCGCGATCCGCTCGTCCGCCCGTCGGCTCACGATGTACGACGAGACGAAGGACGCCTTCGGGCGCGTCGTCGCGACGTACGACGGGCGGCCGCTGCTCGACGCCGGCGAGAACCCGGACGGCAGCCCGATCATCGGATCGACCGAGGTCCAGGGCTCCGCCTCGGACACGTCCTCGATCTACGGCGTCCGGTTCGGCGAGGACGAGTCCGACCAGGCCGTCACCGGCCTCACGAACGGCGGCGTCTCCGTCCGCGACCTCGGCGAGGTCGACGACAAGCCGGCGTACCGCACGCGCGTGGAGTTCTTCTGCGGCGTCGGCGTCTTCGGCGGCAAGGCCGCCGGCCGGCTCAAGGGCGTCCGCAAGTAGTGAGCTCCCCCAGCTGCACCTGCGGCTCCGAGTGGTGGGTGCAGCAGGAGCTCATCCGCCCCGCGGCCGCGCCGTCGCAGAACCAGCACGTCCGCACGACGCCTGCCGAGGTCCGCTACCGCCTCGTCTGCGCGTCCTGCGGAACGCCCGCGGGCGCCGCCACCCCGGCCGCGCCCGCGCCGTCCGCCTCGCCGGCCCCCGCCGGCAAGGCCGGACGGAAGAGCACCACCCGCCCGAAGACCAGGAGTTGACCACCATGGCACCGACCCCGAAGTCCACCCCCAAGTCCACCGACACCGTCGAGCGCCCCCCGGGCGACCTCGGCGTCCCGATGCTGCCCGGCTCCGACACCGAGCCGACCGGCCCCGAGGACGCCCTCGGCGAGGGCCCGAAGCGCGGCGACTACACCGACCGCATCGGCGACCCGAAGCGCTACCACCCGCACAGCGGCACCACGCCGCAGCGCCCGAACGCCGACGACATCGGCGACGCCCCGGGCGAGAAGGGCGGCGTCACCACCGACGCCGGCTGAGAGGCCCGACCGTGAACCAGGCGGACGCCCTCGAGCTGATCCGGTCGCGCACCGACGCGACCGTCGAGCCGATCCTCACCGCCGACGAGCTCGACGAGCTCGTCGGCCAGGCGAAGCGGCCCGACAGCGCGGGGCGTCCGCCCCAGGACCCCCAGTGGGTCCCCACGTTCGACGTCGACCCCGCCATCGCCGCGGGGTGGTGGAAGAAGGCCGACCGCGCCGTCGGCATGTACGACGTGACCCTCGAGGGCAACACCTTCGCCCGCGGCCAGCTCTACGACCGGTGCGTGAAGCAGGCCCAGGCCTACCAGCACGGCGACGTCGCGGCGATCGCCGACGACAAGCCCAGCGCGCCGCGGCACGGCACCCTCGACCTCATGCCCTGGCTGCCGTGATCCTCGGGCCCGCCAACGCGACGCTGCTCGCCGTCGTCGGCCCCGGGCACCGCGCCGACTACGACCGGCCGGCCACCGCCGGCGACACCCTCTGGGCGCCCGGCGCCGAGCCCGAGCGCTGCTACCTCTTCGACGGGCTCGAGACGACCGACGGCTCATCCAGGGCCTCGGGCAGCGCCGCGCGCACGACGGACATCGTCGAGCAGCGCCGCATGCTCGTGGACCCCGCGCTCGACGTCGACTGGGAGCCGGGGCTGACCGTCACCGCCCGCCGCTTCGACGCCGAGACCGACACGACCGGCGTCGTCGACGACGTGAAGCGCATCACCTTCCCCGGCGTGCCCGGCCTCGTCCGACTCGTCCTCTCGCCCGCCTGATGGGACGCCTCGCCGACACCCTGAACCGCCGCCTCCGCGCCGCCGGCGAGCAGACCGTCGAAGACGTCGCCCGCCAGGTCCTCGCCGAAGCCGAGCGCGACCTCCCGGTCGGCGACCCCGCGGACGACCCGGACCCGTCCGTCGCGCTGAAGCGCCGCGGCCAGATCGTGCACGTCGACGGCGGCGTCATCGTCGAGTTCCGCACCCCCTACGCCGCGAAGCAGCACGAGGACCTCCGCCTGAAGCATCCCCGCGGCGGCAACCCGAAGTTCCTCGAGGCCGCCGTCACGCGCGCCATCGGCGGGGTCGAGAGCTCCGCCGTCAAGCACGTCAACGACGCCATGCGCCGGAGCGCCCCGTGAGCCAGCCGGACCTCATCCCCGCGATCCGCGGCCAGCTCGTCGCCGACGGCATCGCGCGCGACCCGCGCGTCGCCGGGCCGCTGCCGCCGTGCTGGGCCGAGCCGCGCGACGGCATCCCCGCGCCCGGCGAGAGCTCCGGCACCGCCACCGACGCCGGCGTCGTCCTCGGCCTGCTGCGCACCGGCGGCATCCCGGCCGGCCCGGGGGAGGGCTACTCCCGACGGGAGACCGTCGACGTCGTCGTCCGGTCGCTCGTCGCGCCCCCGGCCCGCGAGATCGAGCGCCAGGTGCTCGCCGTCTTCGCGCCGCCGCCGTACGGCACCCGGTCGGACTGGGTGCTCGCCGACGGTCTGCGCGTCATCGAGTCGCGCGCGTGGCGCGCCCTGCAGCCGATCACGGTCGACGACCAGGCCATCACGTCCGTCTTCTCGCTCCTGCTCGAGACCTACGCGTAGCTCCCGGGCCGCGCGGCGCACTGCTTCACCTGCCGCCCCGGGGCGGCTCCACCCGACCACGTCACCCGCCCAGGGAGAACCGCACCATGACCACCCCCACCACCACGGCGTTCAAGCTCCGCGACGAGTACGCAGAGACGTTCTCCGGCGCCACGATCAACCACCCCGACCACGGCACCTTCGACATCGGCGCCGCGCTCGACGACGCCGCCGGCGACGTGCTCGTCGTTGACCTCGCCGACCACCAGCTCGTCGACGTGCTCCGCGGCGTCCCGGTCCTCGAGGAGGTCGCGCCGCCCGCCGGCCGCGCACCCGACGAGCACCCCTACACCGGCAAGACCGTCGACGAGCTGCGCGCCATCGCCGCGGGCCGCTCGGTCGACCTCCCCAACTCGGCCCGCAAGGGCGACATCGTCGCTGCGCTCCTCGCGGCCGACCACGACCACGCCGACGGCGACACGCCGGACGCCCCCACGAACGAGGACTGAGCCGTGCTCGAGACCAACATCAACGCCCTCTGGATCTCCAAGCAGACCGCGAAGGGCACCCCGAACACCACCGGCACGAAGCGCCTCCGCTGGGTCGCCGGTGACGTGCAGCCCGTCGCGCGCGACGACGGCTCCGAGCCCTACAGCGACCTCGACAAGTTCGGGTCCCAGGTCGACTACGTCAACTCGATCACGGCGTCCGGCACGCCGGGCGTGGCGGGCGACCCCGGCACGATCGCGTACCTGATGTACCTGTTCGAGGGCGGCGAGGTCACGTCCGCCGTCACGGGTCCGCCGGCGAAGCAGAAGCACGTCACCGTGCCCCTCGCGACCCCGGGCTTCTACTCCACGATCCACCGCCGCGTCGGCGCGTCGCAGGTGCAGAAGCACCAGCTCAACGACTGCCGCATCGGCCAGATCCAGATCGAGGGGTCCACGGCCCAGAAGGTCGTCCGCGTGACCCCGACCGTCGCCGCGTCCCTGGACCCCGGCGTCACGTACGCCACCGACCCCACGACGCAGCTGCCGGCGACCCGG